GAGCCCCCATTCGCCGTCCAAAATGGCTTGCAGCGTGTCGCAAACACTACATGAACCATATCCAACTTTGACGTACCAGTAAGTGCTTGGCTGATAGATTGCCGCACCAATCACATACAACAATGTGCCTTGGTAGTCGCCGTCATCAATCTGGTGAATGCGTTTTGGATCGGGGGTTTCGTATTCACCTTCATCGTTCAACATCTCCACCACAGCAAGAACAATGTCGCTGTAGCTGCTTGGCAGTTTGGCTTCAAACTTTTCTTGAACTGAATCTTTGCGTTCAAACCAGCGTTTTGTAAATTTCTCAATCATTTCTTATCTCCTTTTAAATAAAAATCATGTTCGGCAAGGGCTTGCTTCACATCATCTAAACACCTGCGGCCAAAGTTTGGGATGACCAACAAGTCGCGTTCGCGCATATCGAGTAACTGCCTGACCGTGTTGATTTTCTCGGCACGCAAACAGTTGCTAGTACGCACAGTCAACAATAGGCAGTCAATGTCTTGCGACAACAACGGCGCTTGGTGTTCTTCCATTGCGATCATGGTGCGATCGGGGATGACTGCGACCCACAACGTATCCACTTTGTTGAACTCCACGTGCTGCCCCAGTAGCGCGTAGACTTTTTTGTTTTCGTCCATGTGTCCTCAGTTCTTTGAAAAGTAATACGCCAAGCCAATCCAGATCACCAGCGCCGCGTAGCCCATGAGCACGTTGCGCCAGCCGTTGTTTTGTTCGGGTGGATAGAACCACCCAGCTTGGTCGATGGAGTTGGGGAAGGCTTCTTGTAGGGTGCGTGGGTAACACCGTGTGGTTGGGTTTTTGTCTTCGATCATTGTTCCCTCGCTTTCAGCATTGCGTCTGCGTAAATGTATTTGGCTTGTTCGCGTGTTCTTTTCGTTGGCATTTTTGTTGGCTCAGGTTTTCCCGTTGCAACCGAAAAATAAAAACCATCGACCATTTGAGAATAATCATTGATGTACTGCCGTACATCCTCATCAGTTGCCTTGGCCGCGAAGTAATCACGCAGGGTCATGCCGTTGTAGCAAACATCGTTTGTTGGAAACGCTGGCCCACCTGTTTCTTTTTCCATTTCAATTTCCTTTCACGCAGAGTACCTGCTTGAGTTGATGAACGACCTCATCTTGAATTACTTGTTTCATCTCAACCCTTAAAAATGTCTTTGAGCAAGTCGAACAACTGACGCGCTTGCACGACAGTCAACTTATTCACCACGCCCTCGGCTGTCCAGTTGCGAGTAAGCACGATCGACACAGGAGCCTGCGCCTCTTGCTTCGCACCAGTATCGACAGTCAACGCGGCAATGCCTGCTGATTTCTTTGTGGGCTTCTTGATAGCTTTGGCTGCTTTAGCGCTTTTGATCTTCTTGGCAAGGCTGTACGTCTTGTACTCTGTACCCACTGCATGAAAGCCACCCTGCACATCTCGCGTCATCAATCCCACGCGCAACATTTGATAGATTAACGAGTCGGTGGAGTTGGTCTTGTACCCGCGCTTGAGCAGTGCTTCCACGATGTCTTTGCCCTTCAATCCGGGATTGTCTCGAACGAACTCGAAGGTGGCGCGTGTCACGCCGTTCTTTTCTTGGAAGCGGTGGGTTTGTTTGGTGGTGATGGTTTCAGTTGTTTGCATAGTGTCTTTCGATTGGGGTTGAGGTTGGGTTGATTGAAGCGTCTTGTTGTCCTCGTCTTCCCACTGTTTGAGTGTGACGGCAAGGTTGTTTTCGAATCCGCGATTGAGTAGTGCGGTGCTCAGTGCAGTTTGTAGATCAGGCATTGCTTTCTCCTAGTTAAGGTTTGGGAAATATATCCGAATCGGCTGAGGTTGTCAACCGATGGACAAGAGAGGGGTAAGTTAGTGGTTGCTTTCGCTCCAAGCTTTTAGATTGGGGGTCGCGTTGACCCCCAAAGATTGACACCCGTCAAACGAGCGCGGGTACTTTCGATGGTTGGTACGCCCAGTTCAGATGCCAACACATGACTTCCGCAACAGTCTCGGGGTCGTTACGCACGAAGTCGTGCATGGTGGCTATGTCGTTGTCCAGACACGCCGCGATCACCTCGGCCTCGAAGTCATTTGTTGCGTTGTGTGTTGTCAACGTGGCCTCGAATGTACCCATAATGATGTTGATACAAGTTATAGGCATCTCATCGAAGTACGCCGACAACAGTTCTGCATCCGCTTGCATCAGCGCGTCACCAAGCTCGTATGCGAAAGGCGCTTCTATCTTTGATTCTTGTTTTGCAAACTCGTTGTCAGTCATAGCGTGGATGCCCTTGGTCGATGTGAACTCGGTGCCAGCACTAGACCATGAGCCGATGATCTCCTCATCCTCATCCCACATCTCGTAGCCATTGGAGAGATGACCATGCCACGCACGCTTGGTTGACTTGTAGTAGTTGGGGATGAGTTTGCTTGGCTTCCATGCGTAGGTATTGCTGAACCACATACCGTCATGCTCAACGCCTTGGTCATAGTTGACGTGGCTGATGCGCCCCTCGCCATTCATGAACACAAAGCGATTGTCGCCAATGAACTCGGCCACCATTGTCAAGAAGCCTTTGTCGTACACGATGTCGGGATACTTCACTACGGTGTCATGCAGGTAGTCCTTGATGAAGTGATACGTATCGCTACGCGCCGTGTCTGCCGCGTTACCTGTGTGCAGTACGCCGTTGTGCATCATTGCAATGAAGCCTGGCACTACGTCATAGGGATGGCAGTTGCTCAAGTCGGTGTGGCCGTGTGTAGTCCAGCGGAAGTGAATCGCCAGATCACGGTCGTCTTGCGGCATACGCTCGATCATGTTGCGTGCCTCGCCAATGTTCTTGGGTAAGAACTTGTTGGCCTTGAGACCCTTGGATGTGCCGTACATGATGCCGATACCGTCAGGGTTGGAGGAGTAGATATCCGCAAGCAAGCCGTGAGTGTCCAGCAAGGTTGAACGGATTTTGTTTGATTGACCAGAGATGATTAAACACATGATGATTTTCCTAGTTAGAAGTAGTTTGGGTTGAAAGGGGTGAGAGTGCTGTAGTAAAGCTGGCCGTTGGCGTCACGCGATACTGTGTAGGTGAGTGAACTGTGGTCAACACGAGGTGAGGGCTGGTTCAGCATTTGCATACGAATACGATTTGCTGCGGCATTAACTGCCGCGTCAAAGTGACCCCCGTTGGGCACGTTGCACATCACGCGACTCGGTAGTCACAGGCTCGGGCGCAGGGGTTACGTCTTCGCAGGTTGTGGCCGTTGCTTCCTTGACGCGCTTGCTCAAGCCATACCATTTGGCAAGGTTCGAGTACGCATTGTTGGTAGTCTTGAGCCATGCAACAAACGCTTCACCGTTCAAGTCACGCCACGATGCTGTGCGACAGAACATCACGACCGCATGAGTCCACTCGATCTGTGCAAGCAATCGTTCTTTCTTGAGCGAAGCCCTGAAGATACGAAGCTCGATAGTGTCGTAGCCACGGCGGTTGTAGTTGTCCTTGAGGCCTAGTCGGTTGCACTCGGAGCCTGTCAGGTTGTTCGTGTTAATCATGCGATAGCGTTGATCTGACTTACCCTTCAACGCCTTGCTCGGGTTGGTGAGGATGTCTTGATGCTCGGCGGCGCAATACTCACGCGCTTGGTTGTCGCGGTTTGGATGACGACCTGCGATCTGGCGCACAAAGTCTGCGTTTGACTCGGCGTTGATGAACATGAAAAACTTACCGAGCGTCAGCTTGGAGAAGCCATGCGAGTCGATGTGGATGTGCATACCGCAACGCTTGGCATCCCATGCCCGAAACCCTTGTGGCACAACCCAGTCCTTGAACTGCTCGATGTGATGAGCCAGTCGGCGCGGTGCAGTCACGATCTCTAAGCCGTCGTCAGGCAAAGAGCCGTCATACTTACACACCACATAATCCTCGCCCAAGGCAGAGCGAATCTTGGATACCGCATCGCGCTTGTAGTTGTCCTCCCCTACGCCAATCTCCAACTCGATGCCCATGAGCAAGTCGCTGTAAGGTGTTGGCGTGAACGATGTGTCTCGGTTCAGATGGTCGAGCACGTTGGTCGAGTAGTCCATGAGGGCGCTGGGATCACCATCGTCTCCGTCTTCGTCAGCCTCGTCAGAGTCACGGTCATAGGAATAATACGCATCGTGGTTGTCGCTCCAGTACGCATCGTCACGCGACCAGTACTCGTTTCTATCCTCTACGAATACAGCATCATCACGGAAGCACGCATCGCACCACGTATCGTCACGCACATCATGCGTCTCGCCTGTGTACTCCATGTGGCCGCAGTCACAAACTTTTAGGTCGGTGTACAAACCCTTATCGTCTAAGAAGTCTTTAACACGGTCAAACCAATCGGATAGACCGTTTTGCACAGTCATGTTTTCATAGTGCTCGTGTATCCAGTCGTCAAACACAGATACGTCATCGTCTGCAACGGCTTGCTTGATCGCGTTGTGACACGCGGCTGTAACAGCTTGTCTGTGCTTGTAGTCCGCCGCAGAGTAGGACATGGTGCCTTTGTAGACTGCATATGGGCGTGGTTTGTCGAGGCGCTCTCTCATCTGCCGCGTGACACGGCTTATGAATTTGTCCACAGGGCCAACGGTGTTCATGTACATACGGTCAAATAACTTGATCTTGACCCCCAAACCTTGCTCGGGGTCACTAAGCCAACGCATTTGAATGGGCGTCAGTTCGGTGACTTGCAGGTTTTCGCTAGTGATATGGCCGTAGTGGGTATGTATAAAATCTTCTGGACTTTCTTCTGTGCTTGCACTCAGCACGTGCAGGTTTTCTGGGTTGAAACGGGTAGCGCGGTTTGTGAACAGCGAGGTTCTACGGTTTGTGGTCGATGTGCTTGCGTACAAGCCTGCATAGATTTTGCGGTGGCTTTGGTCATTTCTGATTTCGATTTGCTCTGCGATGAGCACCGTGTGCGATCTCCGTTTTGGTGTATCGAAAGAATCATTGGTTTGAAAGGTTGCGAAATAAAGTTTCATTTGAATTCTCCTAGTTGATGAAAAACATTTGGGGTCAGCTTGACCCCTAAAAACGTCAGTAAGGGACTGACACCCGTCACTTTGTGATCTCCTCTCTTTCTTTTGGGTTACACGATTTGCATTGGTGGTCGTAGGTCTGCTCGTACTCCTGCGCTTCTTTATGCGTGTCGAACATATGTTCTTCTCCGCACTCGAAACATGGGTAGCACCACGTTGGTTCTGAGCCTTCGCTACCAATGAAGATACACGCGCTCCATCCTTCGTCATACACATACACATTGCCCGAGTTAGGGTTGATACCTGCGTCTGTGTACCTAGTGGTGGTCAAGCCTTCGGCCTCTAGCTTGGTGATGCACTTGATGAGGCGGCGCAGTTCGCGCCCGTGAAATTTCTCAAAGAAGTTTTCCATTTAGTTCTCCTTTCTGTTAGTTTTCACAACCACCGTCTCGCCTGTGCGTGTTTGGTATCCCAGCGCGTAGTCGTTGGCTATGCGGTACTTGTTAGTCACCAGCAACAACTCACCGTCTTGCGTGTACACGCGGTACTCAAACCCTTCAATGGGTTGGTTGGTACTCGTTTCTTGACTCATACAATTCCCTTTCGGCCAGCTAGTACAGGCAGGGAGCGCGGCGCGGCTAAACCATGCGCTCCCCGATTCGGGGTCACGTTGACCCCTAAAAATTGACATCCGTTAAAGGCGTTCCAGAATGGTTGGCGTTTGCGCGAACTCCTCGCGTGTCAGGTAGTACCCACTCCATGTTGGCGGCAAGGCTTCGCCTTCCTCGGCGTCACGTACCCACAACAACACCTGCCTCATCTTGGCAATAGAGTCTTCGTGCTTGGCTATGCGCTTGCGTATGGCGGCGCTCTTGTCTTCCATCTTCATCATGCGGATAGCGAGCAGGTCGTGCTCGGCTTTAGCCAACTCTAGTTCTGTGCGTTTTTGTAGCTTGTTGCGTTTGTCGCGCCAGCCCTCACCCTTGGGTATCGTGCGCTCGAAGGGCGTCTTGCGTTTGGCGTATTGCTTGTACGGTATGGCATCGAACAACGCACGCACCTCGGCCTTGTCGCTCTCGGATACCCAATCGACCCAGTGGTGGCCTTTGTTGGGAATAGGAATTCCCTTGCGCTCTAGCTTTTCTCGTAGCTTGGAAGGCACAACGCCATGCTTGCGCCGCGCAAGAGTCAGCACCCCGAGCAGTTCGCGCAGTACTTCGGCGTACCTATCCAATGCTTCTTGGCGTGGGATATCTTCGGTGTTCGTGCAACGCATACGCTCGACAATGCGTAGTTCATGCTTGGCGGGGTCAATGATTGGCGCCCACAATAGGTCGTGTTGTATCCGCGTGATGCGCTCGGTTCGCAGTTTGCGTTGTTGTTCGGCCACAGTTTTCATGATGGTTTCAATCACGAGGGGTGGTTTCTTTTGTCGGGTCAGGTGGGTGAGCAATTCGTTTTGCGTCATACCCATATATTGCCTGTGCTTGTAGTACATCAGATATCTCCTGTTAAAAAACAATGTCGGGCAAGTATAGCAGGTATTGGGGCTGGATACCGCAAAGTAGACAACACTTCGGACACGCCAAAATCCGCATGGTTGCTAGGTTTCTTGCAAAAAGTGTCCAACTTTATATCGTTTAAAAACAATACTAATGGGTTTAAAGGTTAAGCCAAGGTTAGCCAAAGACAAAGGACAACAAACAAATAAACACTTGTCTATATATATGAATATACTTTAATAGATATTATATTAGGACACGCTTTAACCTAGAGCCAATGCCCATGCGGGTTGCCGCGTGTCCGAAGTGTTGTCCAATGTGCGATATCCACTCCTACCTTGATTTTTAGGGATATCGCACCTTTTGGGGTCAGGTTGACCCCCAATTAGCACAGCTTCATTTGAATGGGAGCTTGCATCTTCTCTAGCCATGCTTCGAAGGCGGCTTCACCACTCAAGCATAGGCCGCGTGAACTGTTCTTGCGATAGACGTTGACAAGAAAGAAGTCGGGTTGTGCTTTGCCTTTGGGGTAGTAGTACATGACGTTGTATTCGCCGTGGATAGGGAAGGTGAACGTGCCCATGTGTTCGATTGTGGGTTGTGTTGTATTGCGCATGATGAGTCCTTAGAATTCGTTGATTAAGAGGGTGAGAACCGAGCCGAGGAGGAAGGGGCAACCAATGGTGAGAGTGAGCCAAAGGTAGCCGCCCTCGTATTGAGCAAGGCCAGAGACGCCAACAGCCAAGCCGAATAGAAGTGTTGTTATTGCCAGCGAATAGGCCAGCGCGAGTTTGGAAGTCATGGGATACCTTTCAGGTCGTGCGTTTGGGGTTAAGTTGAGAGAGCATGGCAAGGTCAGTCACCATGATGTAGTTTGATTTGTTCAGGGGAACAACAGTGTGGCGGCGTTGTTGCGCGTGGGTTTCGCCGCAGGATAGGCAGAGTTTGAAGCCCAACGCCCAGCGTTGTGGGCGCACGGCATCGCCGCATTTTGTGCAGTGGTGCATGGTTTACCTTTGTGCTTGACACGTTTTGGAACAGCGGCGCGGCCTCACATTCCCGCGCCGCCACGTTTTCGGGGTCAGCGTGACCCCCAATCATTCAAACGACACCGAAGCCTTCAACGCCACGATAAAGGCATTGAATTCGGCCTTGGTCAAGCCTGCCGCGATAACTTCTTTGGTCACGCTAGACACCAATGCCTTGGGCGCGACAACCTTGCGTGATTGCGTGGGTGCTTTACCTTGGGGGCGGTTAGGGTGCAACTTGAGCAAACGCGTCATTTTTTGCTCAGGCGCGGATTCCTTGGTGAATGTGAGGTAGTCGCCTTGCTTGGACTTATGGGCTTTTACGGTGTAATGCTTTTCACAAACGGCCACGACAATGGCGCGGTATTCGTCAAACGTGATTCGCGCCGCCTCTGCCGCAATTTGGTCAACGGTGAGTTGTTGCTTGTCATCTGTTTTGAGCAGAGTGGTGATGAGAGTATTGAGAGTAGTCATGATGTGTACCTTTAAAAGATTCGGGGTCAACGTGACCCCATAACGAACCAGAACCATTCCGATTCGTTACACTCATTATAGCATGAGGGGTAGAACTAAGGGCTACTTGGCGGCGTGGTAGCGGCGTAATCTTGGAACCAAAGACCCCACCGTACCCCCAGAACCCCCTTTTTGACCATGCCGACCATGAAACCATGAACACTGTTCCGTAACCACTTTGTAGATTTTTATAACTTTTTGTCTAATGACCCTACCCACAAACTTTTTATAAAAAATCCAAACATCTCTTGTCAAACGGTGTACACTATGTTTGTTGGTGGGGGTGCTCTAGCGAAGCACAACCTGACAAGGGTAGGCAACTGGGTGCAAATCCCAGACACCAACAACCAAGACGCATGAGGATTGGCTCCGAGAGTGCCGGAGCATAGAAGGGCAGTGCCCCCTACCAGTCCTCAGTCGTGTTGGTTGTGATAACCCGCCCCCGGCAGCGCGATTAAGTTCCGCGTGTGGCCACACCGCATAGTGAGTCGGGCCCAACCAACAACTTTTAAGTATCCAACACGCCAAAATAAGTTTACAATCCGCAACATCATGAAAACCCCAATCCAACCGGAACCCAAGATCTCTGTGCGTAGCGCAGTGGTAGCGTTCTCGTTTTGGAAACGAGGGGTCGCTGGTTCGAATCCAGCCGCACAGACCAATTTTCGATACTGATCATCCCTGCAACGGGGATGCGGCGCAGATGGTGAGGCGCGGCAGACTGTAAATCTGTTACTTCGGTTTAGTAGGTTCGATCCCAGTCATGCCAGCCAATAAAAAAGCCCCCGATATTTCTACCGGGGGCGTCAAGGGTTTTACCCCAACTAGGAGACAAGCAATGGATTGCGCCACTGCAAAAGTGAGTGTACACTTGCGCCAACGGGAATGCAACCCGCAAGGACCAAATGCTAGAACACCTGATTGACTTCATCCCACCTGTGGCTGCGCACGCGGCGCGGGGCACCATGCCTTTGGATAGGGCAGAGCCGGATGAAACGCTCAACGCACAAGTCAAGACAACCGAGTGGCTCGAACGCCTAGGCATCGTGGACGACAACGCCACGCTCAAAGAAGCCGACGCCAACGCCGCCCGGAAAGTGTTCAGTGTGCTGGCCGGTACCGCGCCGGCAGCAGAAGCCAAAACCCAACTCACCCAACTCAAGACGCCAGAGGCTGTACGCCATCTGGTCACAATGCTGTCCGCCTACGACTGGGAGTTCGTGGAGATGGCCAAAGAGTTGCGCGGCATGGCCGTGGCCAAAATCTTGGAAGAGACCAATCACCCCGACGCACGCATCCGCTTGAAGGCGCTTGACATGCTGGGCAAGGTCACGGAGGTGGGGCTGTTCACCGAACGCATCGAGGTCAAGAAGACCGAGTTGCCCGACGCCGAGATCGACAAGAAGATCAAAGACAAGCTGGCCAAGTTCATGGGCGTCATCGACGCCAATGTGACCGATGTTAGTGAGCGCTCACCAACAACCGTAGACCATGAAACTCAACGACCTGAATCTGACTGAGGTCGAGATCAAGACCCTCCAGTTCGCGCTGCCCAAAATGTCGGGCGCGGAGAAGCTTGAGTTGTTGGAAATGCTGGAAGAGCGTGAGCGTCGCATGTCTCTGTCAAACGCTAGACTTGGCATGTTGGACTTTGCTAAACATGTGTACCCGGGATTTAAAATTGGGCCGCACCATAAGAAATTAGCAGGCATATTTACCGACGTGATCGAGGGGCGCAAGAAGCGCGTCATCATCAACATCGCGCCACGGATGGGCAAGTCCGAGTTCAGCTCCTACCTGTTCCCTGCTTATTTTTTAGGCAAGTACCCAGAGAAGAAGATCATCATGGGCACGCACACTGCGGGTCTGTCCGAAGACTTTGGGCGGCGCATCCGCAACTTGATCGACTCAGATGAGTACCGCGAACTGTTCCCCAAGACGTTGGTGGCCGATGACCAAAAGGCGGCTGGCAAGTGGAGCACCGCTGCTGGTGGCCAGTACTACGCTGCGGGTGTGGGCGGCGCTCTTGCTGGGCGTGGTGCGGATTTGTTCGTTATTGACGATCCTCATTCTGAGCAGGACGTGAAGATCAACAGCCGCTTGGCCTTTGATACCGCGTGGAACTGGTTCCAAACTGGGCCGTTGCAGCGTTTGATGCCTAACGGGGCGATCATTGTCATCATGACGCGCTGGAGTTTGATCGACCTCACTGGCCGACTCATTGACTACCAAACGCGCAACCCCGACGCTGACCAGTGGGAGATCGTGGAGCTGCCGGCCATCCTTGAGTCCGAAGACCCAGAGACGGGCGAGACCGTTGAGAAGTCACTCTGGCCAGAACAGTGGCCGCTGGAGCAGTTGAAGGCCAAACGCGCCAACTTGGATCCCAAGTTCTGGAACGCCCAGTACATGCAACAGCCCACCTCCGACGCGGCGGCGATCATCTCAAGAAAGAGCTGGCGCATCTGGCCACAAGACGACCCACCCCGCTGCGACTACATCATCCAGTCATGGGACACGGCGTTCGAGACAAAGACCAGCGCCGACTATTCCGCCTGCACAACGTGGGGCGTCTGGTACAACGAGGAAGAAAACAACAAGGCGCAGATCATCTTGCTCGACGCCTTCAAAGCACGCATGGCCTTCCCCGAGCTAAAGCAGACCGCGCTCAAACACTACAAGCAGTGGCAACCCGATGCGTTCATCGTGGAAAAGAAGGCCGCTGGCGCTCCACTAATACAAGAGCTGCGCAACATGGGCATCCCCGTGGACGAGACCAACCCTAGTCGTGGCAATGACAAGGTGGTACGATTGAATGCAGTCTCGGACTTGTTCGCCTCGGGCATGGTCTGGGCACCAGACACACGCTGGGCACGCGAGGTGATTGAAGAGGTGGCGTCATTCCCCAACGGAGAAAACGACGACTACGTGGATACCACATCGCAGGCATTGATGCGTTTTCGCCAAGGTGGGTTCATTGCGCTGGACTCTGACGAGAAGGACGAACCTCTTTACTTCCGTCGCAAAGCAGCGTATTACTAAGAAAGATTTAAGATCATGGCAATCGACAAAGGCTTATACCAAGCGCCGCTCGCGCTCTTACTATTAACAGGAATTCAAAATGGCTGACATGGATTACGCACCATTTGAAGACATGGAAAATGTTGACTCAATGTTCAAAACATCGCGCGGGTCGACATATGCACATTTGGATGATGGCACAACCATTCGTAATCGCAGCGGCGCAAACCATTCAGATACAACCACCGGAATTCAGCCGTCATCTACAAAAACTTTGTACATGGATCCAAAAGCAACTAACGCTGTTGGTTCTTGGATTCAAGATGAAAACACAGCTACTCGTCTAATTCCAGAAATGGACAATGGAAAATTTACAGGCAATGCGCTTGTACAAATGGCGGAAGATCATGTAATCCCGCCATCAAAATGGGTTCCAGAAGGAAAAGTTTACAAAGCTGGAGATACGGTTTCCCGTGTTCCAGTATCTTTAAAACCGGCGGTTGGTTTGCATCCGGTTGAAATTTACGGCAGCTCTGAAAGCCCAAAAGGCAGCAAAGCGCGTAACATCCACTTTGGAAATCAGATTACAGAAGTAATTCCAAAGGGCGGCGTCGGATCGGTAAGTAGCGACAACATGCCAATTCTTAATCCACTGTCCAATCCAATGATGGACCCCATCAGAAAAATGCAAGCTCAGTTGCAAGGTTACGCCAAACATGCAAAAGGCGGGATGATTGACAAGCCCTTGCAGGGCGGAAGCAAAACAATTTAAGGAATAAACATGGCAATCGACAAAGGCTTATACCAAGCTCCGCAGGGCATCGAAGACTTGGCTCAAAATGAAGAACCCATCGAGATCGAGATCATCGACCCCGAAGAAGTGGACATCCACGCAGGCGACACGGACATCTCCATCAAGCCCGGCGGCGAAGATGATTTCAGCCGCAACTTGGCCGAAGAGATGGACGAGGGCTATTTGTTGTCCTTGGCCGGCGATCTGGTGGAAGACATTGAAGGCGATCGCGCATCCCGCAAAGACTGGGAGAAAGCCTACGTTGAGGGCATCAAGCTCTTAGGCCTCCAGTACGAAGAGCGCACAGAACCTTGGAACGGCGCGTGTGGGGTCTTCCACCCCATGATTACCGAGGCCGTGGTGCGCTTCCAGTCAGAGATGATTACGGAGACGTTCCCAGCCCAAGGCCCAGTGCGCACCAAGATCATCGGCAAAGAAACGCCTGACATTAAGGAAGCCGCCACTCGCGTCGAAGAAGACATGAACTATGAGTTGACCGAAGTGATGACCGAGTTCCGCTCGGAGCACGAGCGCATGTTGTGGAGCTTGCCCGGCTCGGGCTCGGCGTTCAAGAAGGTCTACGAAGACGGCAGCTTGGGACGTCAGGTCTCCATGTTCGTGCCGGCGGAAGATGTGCTGCTGCCTTATGGCACCACCGACTTGGACACTTGCTACCGCATGACCCACACCATGCGCAAGACCAAGAATGAAATCTTGAAGATGCAGCACGCTGGGTTCTACAAAGACGTGGAGCTGGGCGACCCAGACAAAACCCAGACCGACATTCAAAAAGCCAAGGACAAAGAAACCGGGTTCAGCGCCAACGACGACGCACGCTATACACTCTACGAGTGCTTGGTGGACTTGGACTTGGAAGGGTTTGAGGACACCGATGGTGACGGCAACGAAACTGGCATCGCATTGCCATACGTAGTTACCCTAATCAAAGGCACCAATCAAGTTCTGTCAATTCGCCGCAACTGGAAAGAAGATGATGAACACCGCCTCAAACGACAATACTTCGTCCACTACCAATATATCCCCGGCTTCGGAGCCTACGGCTTTGGACTCTTCCACCTCATCGGCGGCTTTGCCAAGTCAGCCACAAGCATCATGCGCCAGTTGGTGGATGCGGGAACACTATCGAACCTACCCGGGGGCCTCAAGTCTCGTGGACTTCGCATTAAGGGTGATGACACACCGATAGCTCCCGGCGAGTGGCGCGATGTGGACGTGGGTTCGGGCGCGATGCGCGACAGCATCTTGCCGCTGCCCTACAAGGAACCCTCGGCGGTGCTAGCAGGTCTGTTGGACAAGATCGTTGACGAAGGCCGTCGTTTTGCCGCAACAGCGGACATGCAGATCAGCGACATGTCTAGCCAAGCGCCGGTGGGCACAACCCTCGCGCTGCTGGAGCGCCAGTTGAAAGTGATGACCGCCATTCAAGCGCGGATGCACCACACCTTCAAGAAAGAGTTGAAGCTGCTCGCAGAGATCATCCGCGACAACAGCCCAGAAGACTACGACTACGACCCCGAGTACGGCGACAAGTCAGCCAAGAAGTCGGACTACTCCAAGGTTGACATCATCCCCGTGAGCGACCCCAACGCCGCGACCATGAGTCAGCGCGTGGTGCAGTACCAAGCCGTCATCCAAATGGCACAGATGGCTCCCGACATCTACGACTTGCCGCACCTACATCGCTCCATGCTGGAGGTGTTGGGCATCAAGAACGCCGAGAAGCTTGTGCCGCTCGAAGAGGACATGAAGCCTCAAGACCCTGTGACAGAGAACATGTCCGTGCTGAAATGCTCGCCGGTCAAAGCGTTCCTGTTCCAAGACCACAAGTCGCACATCGCCACCCACATGGCGTTCGTCCAAGACCCCATGATCCAGCAGTTGGTTGGCCAAAACCCCAAGGCGCAGCAGATGATGGGCGAGATGATGGCGCACATCGCGGAGCACACCGGCTACCAGTACCGCCAGCAGATCGAGCAACAGCTCGGAATGCCCCTGCCTCCCGAAGACGAGAAGTTGCCCCCAGAGATGGAAGTGGCGCTGTCGGGCATGATGGCGCAAGCGGCCAACCAGTTGCTGCAACAAAACCAAGCTCAGGCCGCACAAGCCCAAGCCCAGCAACAAGCCCAAGACCCTGTGTTGCAGATGCAGCAGCAAGAGCTGCAAATCAAACAAGGCGAACTCCAGCTCAAACAGCAAAAGCTGCAAATGGAGATGGCCGAGAAAGAAAAGCGTTTGCAAGTGGACTCCTCCTACAAGGCCGACCAGTTGCACCTGCAAGAGAAGAAGATTCAAATCGACGCTGCCGAAAAAGCAGACAAGATGCACATCGCCCAGCAAGGCCAAAACCCACAACTAGACGCCATGCGCAACGCGCACGATCTAGCTTTTGAACAACAACGTGCCCAACATGAACTGGCGGGTGCGCACGCGAAGAACCAAATGGCCGCGCAGCTCCACGCCCAAGACGTGATGCACGCCCAGCAAACCCACCAACAAAAGCTTGACCATGCCAAAGAAGTTGCGGCGATGAAGGCCGAGTTGATGCGCAAACAGGCTGAACAAGCCACACAAAAACCCAAACAGGAGAATGAATGATCCAAGAATTCGCTCGCGTATTGCGCGAAGAAATACGCAAAGACATGAATAACTACACAGATGACATGGCAAATGGCATCTGCAAATCGTACGACCAGTACCAAAAACTCTGTGGTGTGATCCAAGGTCTTGGCATCGCAGAAGCTTACATCATCGACCTTGCACTAAAAGTGGAGAAAGCAAATGACAAGTGAATCAGGAATCATCCTGCCGCCCGGCCTGACGTTGCCCAAACAAATCCAACCAATGGATGCGCCAAAGGACGACGAGACAGACGAACAAAAAGCCTCGGTTTTGCCGACCCCCGCTGGTCACAAAATCTTGTGCATGGTTCCGGATGTCAGCGAAAAAATCGAAGGCTCGGAGCTGTACCGTCCAACGGAGTACATGAAGCAGGAAGAGCAAGCGACAACCATCTTGTTTGTGTTGAAGCTGGGCAATGCGGCCTATCTTGACAAAGAGCGTTTCCCCACAGGACCTTGGTGCAAGGCCGGTGATTTTGTGATGGTTCGTACTTATTCAGGTACGCGAGTGAAGATTTTTGGCAAAGAGTTCCGCGTGATTAATGACGATCAGGTGGATTGTGTGGTAGACGACCCGCGTGGCATTACACGCGCATAAGGAGTGAAAAATGGCAGGATATAAATTCCCTGACGAGGTGGGCACCACCGCGCCAGAAGAAGAGATCGAAGTCACCATGCCCGGTGACACCGACGTTGAAGTGGAGGCTGTAGACGATACGCCCCCGCAAGACCGTGGCCGCAAGCCATTGGACAAAGAAGTGGTTGACCCCACCGATGACGAAATCAATTCGTACTCGGACAAAGTGCAGAGTCGCATCAAGGACTTGACGCACGCACGCCACGACGAACGTCGCGCCAAAGAAGCCCTTGCGCGTGAGAAACAAGAGCTTGAAAACTTCACTCGCCAGTTGATTGAAGAGAACAAAAAGCTCAAGACCCACGTCAACACAGGCGCGGAAACGGTGGGCAAGATGGCCACTACTGCTGCCGAGCAAAAGATGCTTATGGCACGCAAGGCACTCAAAGAAGCCACCGAAGCGTTTGACACGGATGCGATTATTGCGGCTCAAGAAGCCCTGATGGAAGCACGCCTTGAAGTGGAACAAGCGAAAAATTTTCGCCCAGCCCCTTTACAAGAAGAAAATTTTGATGTACAAACGCGTTATACAGAACCCCAAAAGGTTCAACCGGACGAAAAAACGCTGCGCTGGCAGGCAAAAAACCAGTGGTTCGGTTCTAACGGGTTTGAAGAAGTAACCAGCTTTGCACTAGGGCTGCATCAAAAATTAGTGAACTCAGGAATGGACCCCCGTTCCGACGAGTATTTCGAGCAAATTGACGCTCGCGTGAAATCGAAGTTTCCCGAAGTTTTTGGGGGCGACGATGGTAAGTCAAGGTCTACTGTCGAGACTCCGAGAAAACCGGCGTCCGTTGTTGCACCAGCGACAAGGACTTCTGGAGCGAAGAAAGTCCAACTCACGCATACGCAAATCGCGCTTGCAAAACGCTTTGGATTGACCCCGCAGCAATACGCTGCTCAAGTAGCTAAATTGGAGAATTGAAATGACCACGACAAACCGCACACCTCGTGATTTAGTGTCACGCGAAAAATCAGCTCGGGCAGTCTATGTGCCGCCCTCAAACTTGCCTGATCCGACACCTAAGCCGGGTTATGTCTATCGCTGGATTGCCACCCATGTGATGGGACAGCACCAGCAACGCAACATCTCAATGAAGATGGGCGAAGGTTGGGTGCCAGTGAAGGCAGTTGACCATCCGGAGTTGATGCTTGTGGGAGATGCGTCAGGAAACGTTGAAATCGGCGGTTTGATGCTTTGCATAGCTGCAAAGGAAAAAATCGAAGCTCGCAACGAGTACTACGCCAACCAAGCTCAAAACCAGATGGAATCAGTGGACAACCACTTCATGAGAAATAGTGACCCACGCATGGCGACGTTGTTTGCAGAGAAAAAATCTTCAACGACTCGCGGTGTTGGGTTTGGTTCAGGTTCAAAGTAACAAGGAGTCCTTAAATGGCATACCCTACAGTTAGCAGCACCTATGGCTTCAAGCCCCTCCAGCGTCTGGATGGCCTGCCATATGCCGGAGCGATCCGTCAAATCCCCGTGGCCGCAGGCTACGCTACTGCAATCTTGAACGGTGACACCGTGAAAGAAAGCGGCGGCTACCTCGTGGCAGCTTCTACAACCAACTCTGGTGACATTGTCGGTGTCGTCGTTGGTTGCCAATACGTGAACTCGTTGGGTCAGACTGTCGAAGGTCAATACTACCCCGCAGCCGCGTCCACCACTACTGCATTGGCCTACGCCTATGTTGTGGATGATCCCAACGCCGTGTTCAAAGTCGTGGCTACTACTGCTGGTTCTACCACTCCTGCCGCTTACGCTCGCAGCATCGTGGGCAAGAACGTGGCTTTGGTTGCAAACGTCGGTAGCACCACTACTGGTGATTCTGCCTATGGTATTGACGGCTCGTCCGCCACAACCACCAACACCCTGCCTATTCGCGTGATCGACGTTATTGTTGATACCGCAACTGGCGTCCGCACTGCAACAGCCACGACCTACTACGAGTTTGTCGTCAAGCTGAACACAGCTCAATACAACGACCAAACTGGTGCCTAAGGAGTAAATCATGGCTGTTTCACGCGCACAACTGTTAAAAGAATTGCTCCCCGGCCTGAACGCATTGTTCGGTTTGGAATATGCTCGCTACGGCGAAGAGCACAAAGAAATCTACGAAACCGAAACTTCGGAACGTAGCTTCGAAGAAGAAACCAAACTGTCTGGTTTCTCTGCTGCACCAGTCAAAAACGAGGGTTCTGCCATCGCGTATGACAACGCTCAAGAAGCATGGACCGCACGCTACAACCACGAAACCATCGCTTTGGGTTTCTCGATTACCGAAGAGGCAATCGAAGACAACTTGTACGACAGCTTGTCTGCTCGCTACACCAAAGGCTTGGCTCGCGCAATGGCGTACACCAAACAAGTCAAGGCAGCTTCTGTTTTGAACAACGGCTTTAGCTCCAGCTACGTTGGTGGCGATGGCGTGCAATTGTTCTCTACAGCACACCCCTTGGTCTCCGGCGGTACCAACAGCAATACGCCTGCAACTCAAGCCGACTTGAACGAGACTTCTTTGGAAGCCGCCGTTATTCAAATCGCTGCTTGGACAGACGAACGCGGTCTTTTGATCGCTGCCAAACCCAAGAAATTGGTTGTTCCTCCATCATTGATGTTCGTTGCAACTCGATTGCTCGAAACAGAATTGCGTGTTGGTACAAACAACAACGACATTAACGCGATCAAGAACAACGGTGCCATCCCAGAAGGCTACACCGTTAACCACTTCTTGACCGACGTCAATGCTTGGTTCTTGATTACCGACGTTCCTAACGGTTTGAAACACTTCGAGCGTATCGCCCTCCAAAATTCCATGGATGGGGATTTTGATACAGGTAACGTGCGTTACAAATCCCGCGAGCGTTATTCGTTCGGCTACAGCGATCCATTAGGTGTTTGGGGTTCTTCTGGCTCGTTCTAATAAACTAAAAAGTTTATTAAAGTTAGGGGCTTCGGCTCCTTTCTTTTATGCTAAAATTTCCTGTGTCAAAACAGGAGAAACAAATGGACACCACAAACTTACCCAAGTCCCGCGAGGAAGCAAAGCAAACCGGCAGCAAATACTATTTCACCGGTCAGCCCTGCAAACACGGCCACATCGCCCCACGCAAAACCAAAGGCTCATGCCTTGACTGCCTCAAGGCCGAGTGGACAAAAGGGAACGAAACCCGCGCCGACTACTTCAGGCAATATAACCAGTCGGATGCTGGACAAAAAGCAAAAAAAGAATACTACGCACGTAACAAAGAAGAAATTATTGCTAGGGCACAGACCCGTCCTGATGCGGCAAAAACAGCGTACAAACAAGAATACAAAACCCGTAATCCCGATTTGTACAAAGAGTTGGTCAGTTTACGCCGACGCCGTTTTCGCCAAGCCACGCCGAAGTGGTTGACCACTGAACAAAAGCTTGAAATTCGTTTGCAATATCGTTTGGCTATTGAGTTGAGCCGCACCACTAAACAGCGCTATGCAGTTGACCACATTATCCCAATCCAAGGGGAAGAAGTTTGTGGCCTCCATGTGCCGTGGAACCTGCGCGTCATCACGCAAGAAGAGAACTTGAAGAAGTCCAACAAGCTTATTGACACCTCATCGAAATGATGTATAGTCACCATACGTCTGGGATTCTTCACCTGTACCACCACTGACCCAGCAGACGATGCAACGATCGGTACAGGGACTTTTGCATAAGGACTTTTAGTCATGGCACGTTCTACTTTTGCAGGCCCAATTCTTTCGGGCGACTCGCGTTTTGGCCCCATTCGCAACGTCGGCTACACCGACCTCGTTCAAGACTGCTCCATTGTTTTGACAAACCTTACCGCAGCCACTGCGGGTTACTCTGGCGGTTCTGGCCAGTTTGTCAACGGCAACTTGATCCCCAACGTCAACGGCACTGTCTACACACGCAGCGCTACTGCTTACCCTCCTACCGCAGCAGTTATCACGGCTGATGCAGGTACAGGCGGTTCTGGTACTTTGTATCGCGGCATCGTGTTTTACATGCCCACCAGCGCCAACATCAACGATTTCTTGATCGACACCAACGTGGTGATTACCGCTACTGGCGGTACATTGGGCACTGTGACTGCAAGCATCGGCAACGCATTCAACGACACCACCTACGGCAGCATCACCACCGTGAACGCTGCAACCGGTCGCAACACCATCACTCAAAACGGCGCTCAGTTGTTGGCTACAAACGCCACAACTTTTGACTTCACCAACCCTACCGGTGTGGTTGAACCTGCTGGTTTCTCGCAAGTCGTTGTGACCTTCACTATCCCCTACACTGGCGGTTCAGGTACCGTATTGCCAACCATTACTGCCGGCACTCTAACTGCCGCAGTGCGCTACACCCAAGCTGACTACAACATCGGCACCACTACCGCGTACCCATACGGTAACTTCGACTAATTGAGCGGGGGCTTCGGCCCCCTTCTTTGGCTTTAGGAGATACCTATGACAATGCAATATGACGTAAAGGGTTCGCATTCCAGCGGCTCTGGCCTAATGGTTTCTGGCCGCGTTCGTCTGAAAAACTTGATCTATTGTGGAAACGGTACAGCCGGTTCTATCGATGTCTTTGACACAACGAGCGCCCCTGTGACTGCGACCTATGGTCGTAGCGGCACCACAGTCACCGTGGCCAAAACAGGCCATGGCTTGACTACAGGTCAAAACGCGGGCATCACTTACTCGCCAGCTTCGAGTGTTGCTGCGGTTGCCGGCAACTACGCCATCACTGTTGTAGATGCAAACACATTCACAATCAACGATCTGAATTCAGGAACGATTGCAACTGGCACGGCCTGCATTTACACGACAGACAAGTGGTTGACCAGCTACAACACCGGCACGGCGCTTCAGCCTTTCCAAACCATTTTCTCTGGCGAAGGCATTTTGGCGTTCAACGGCGTCTATGTTGTTGTGACCAACATCACTTTCCAGACAATTCAGTATGGCTGATACCAAGCAAGTTGAGCTAGCGGGGCGCAAGGTTTTTATTGCGATCCCCACGTATGACGGGAAGCTGAACATCCGAACAGCTTTCAGTCTGGCTTCGCTCATGCCTCTTGCGCACAAACACGGGGTCAGCATCGATTTGAGCTACATGGCCGGCTGCTCCATCATCCCGATGGCACGCAACTCTTTGGTCAACGAATTCATGAAGTCCGACTGCACCGAGATGCTGTTCCTTGACTCCGATGTGGTAGTCATGCCCGACGACGTGATGCGCTTGCTGGCGCAGAGTAGCGACAAAGACGTTGCTGCCGGCCTGTACCCACGCCGCGCCTCGGACAAATTTTTCTTCCTTGACATCCCCCGCGACGACAACGGCGACATGATCTTTGACGGATCCATGCTCAAGGTCAACCGTGTGGGCACAGGGTTCATGCTCATCAAGCGCTACGTGATCGAGAAGCTCATTGCTGACCATCCCGAGTGGGAGTACGAGACCCGCGAGAATGAAACTGCATTTGCGGTGTTTGACTTTGCCTTGCGCGACAAGAAGTACACCGGCGAGGACTACCTGTTCTGCGATCGCGCACGCGAGGCAGGATTTGAGTGCTGGGTGGATGCTGAGATTAGCCTGCCCCACATCGGCCAAGAAGAGTTCAAACGCGACTTTGTTGAAGACGTTATCAAGCCTATGCTTGAAGAACAACGTCAGGCAAAATTGAAGGCGGCATAACATGGCAAAGACACTAGCATGGCAACGCAAAGAAGGCAAGAATCCCAATGGCGGCTTGAACGCCAAAGGGCGGGCGTCCGCAAAGAAGGCGGGGATGAACTTAAAAGCACCTCAGCCCGAAGGCGGCAAACGCAAGGATTCTTTCTGTGCGCGGATGGAAGGGATGAAGAAGAAATTGACTTCGACCAAGACCGCCAGAGACCCAGACAGCCGGATTAACAAAAGCCTTCGGGCGTGGAAGTGCTGACATGGAAATTCCCATCTGGAACATTTTGCTGACCACCTTCATTGGTTTGCTGGCGTGGAACTTGAAAGAAAAGTCCACCGAACTCAACCGTGTGACGATTCTTTTGAACCGCACGCGAGAAGAAATTGCACGCGACAACGTGACGCAGGCCGAAATGGACAAATTTCTTTTGCACATGGACTCACGTTTCGATAAACTCAACGACAAGCTGGATGCTTACATGAGGGAGCAAAGAAGTGCCCTCAACTAGCAAAAAGCAACACAATTTCATGGAGGCCGTGGCGCACAACGCCGCGTTCGCCAAGAAAGCCGGAGTCCCTCAGTCTGTGGGACAAGATTTCAGCAAGGCCGACAAAGGCCGCAAATTTTCTACAGGAGGCCTCATGGCTAAAGGAAGTACAACAGGTACCACTGGTACTAGCGAAAAAAAGGGTTTGACAACCGAAAAAATGGCCAAGGTGCGCACTGCTGCTCCTAGCCGTGATGGTTTGGCCGAGCGCGGTAAGACCAAAGGTCGCGTCATCAAAATGGCTGGCAACGATATCGGCACTGGCCCCGCGATGAAACGCGGCGGTATGGCCAAAAAAATGAAATAAGGAGTTTCAAATGAAAAACGATTTTCCTTACATGAACGAAGACAAGTTTCCTGCGCACGAAATGCACCACAAGGCCGTGGAAAAACACTCTGCCGGCGGTCACATGCACCACAGCGAAATGTTCAAAAAGCACGGCGCTGGCCATCAGTACGAACAGGAAAAAGTCAAAGCCATGTGCGGTGGCGGGATGACTCGCAAATGATGCCCAGTCGCGGTATGGGGGCGGTTGCCTCCTCAAAGATGCCAAGCGGTACGCGCAAAGCACGCCGCGACGACACCGACTTCACCGAGTACAAAAAGGGCGGCAAAGTCGGTCTTTATGCGAACATCAACGCCAAGCGCAAGCGTGGTGAGAAAATGCGCAAACCCGGTGCTAAGGGTGCTCCAACGGAGCAGGCATTCATTGATTCCGCAAAAACTGCGAAGAAATAATCATGGCAACAGTAACTTCCGGCTCAACATCGTTCAATCTGCAACTCACCGACTTGGTTGAGGAGGCGTTTGAACGCGCCGGAAGCGAATTGCGCACTGGCTACGACCTGCGCACAGCCCGTCGTTCCCTAAACTTACTGTTTGCTGACTGGGCAAACCGTGGCGTCAACATGTGGACGATTGACCAAGGCGAAATTACCTTGGTTCCGGGTCAAAATACCTACGCGCTGCCCAATGACACCGTAGATTTGCTAGAACATGTTATCCGCACGGGGGCAAATGTGGCTTCCACACAAGCGGATTTGACAATCACGCGCATCAGCGTGTCAACCTACGCGACTTTGCCCAACAAATTGCAGCAAGCGCGTCCAATTCAGGTGTGGGTACAGCGTTTGGATGGCCAAACATCGTCTTCCAGCACCACTTTGACGGCGGCAATCAGCGCCACGGCCACCACAATCCCCGTTGGCTCCACTGTGGGAATGCCCTACGCAGGTTTTGTGCAAATTGATAACGAAACCATCAATTACGGCTACACCGACGGCACAAATCTGTACAACTGTTTCCGTGGGCAAAACAACACAACCGCCGCTGCGCACAATAGTGGCGCTGCCGTGTCAATACAGTACTTGCCTGCCGTCACAGTGTGGCCAACCCCAGACAATTCGCAGCAATACCAGTTTGTGTACTGGCGGCTGCGCCGCACGCAGGATGCCGGCAACGGTGTCAACGTGATGGACGTGCCATTTCGCTTTATTCCTTGCATGGCCGCAGGGCTGGCCTACTACATTGCGCTCAAAGTGCCCGGCGGTATGGAGCGATTGGGTGTTTTGAAGCAGCAGTACGACGAAGCGTGGATGACGGCAGCAGACGAAGATCAAGAACGCGCCGCGTTGCGTCTCGTGCCTAGACAAATGTTCATCGGGGGCACCTGATGGGTAATCGGTTTGCATCCGGCAAGAATTCGATTGCGGAGTGCGATCGCTGTGGTTTTCGCTTCAAGCTGACCGGTCTCAAACGCGAGGTCGTCAAGGGCAGAAACTACGAGTTGTTGGTGTGCGGCCCATGTTGGGATCCTGACCATCCGCAGTTACACTTGGGCGAGTTCCCAGTGGATGATCCACAAGGCGTGCGCAACCCGCGCCCAGACCGTAGTTACTACGTTTCTGGCAACGATGGTTTGCAGATAAAAGTGAATGGCGGCGTGACTCAAGCAGGGTACGGCGTCAACGAAGGCGGCAGTCGGGTTTTTCAATGGGGTTGGAACCCAGTGGGAGGCTCCGAGTATTTTGATGCTGCGCTAACGCCAAATAACTTGGCATTGAGCGTGAGTATTGGTACAGTTACAGTTCAAACGACGTAAGGAGTCGATCATGGCAAAAATGGAAACCGAAAAATCTGACATGGCTCAGGACAAGAAGCTCATCAAAAAAGCTTTTGGTATGCACGACAAACAGTTGCACGAGAACAAAAAGACCAACTTGACCAAGTTGAAAAAAGGCGGTCCTACCGGCAAAGACATGCGTGCAATGGGTCGCAACATGGCTCGCGCTAAAAACCAACGCGGAGGCTAATATGGCCAAGTACAGCATGAAAAAAGGCGGCAAAGAGGTGGGTTCCGCTTCTGTGTACGCCAAACCTCACACCATGAGCGGCAAAGCCATGTCCAAAGCCGATTCTGGCGTTGAGTACATGACCGATCCCAATACCATGAAAGCTGATGAATCCACTCCCGGTGGTATGCCTGCACGCCGTGTGAGCCTTGGCAATATCACTGCTGAACCAAAATCCACAGGCATCAAAATCCGTGGCACTGGCGCAGCAACTAAAGGCGTGATGGCCCGAGGCCCAATGGCATGACCTACCAAGAACTCGTTAACGCGATTCAGTCGTATACGGAAAACCAGTTCCCGCCAATGTATTTGGCGGACGGCACACTTGTTTCTACCAATACACAAATTAATCGTTTTATCGAGCAGGCCGAACAGCGCATTTTTAACGTCATCCAGTTCCCTTCGTTGCGCAAAAACGTGACAGGGACAGTGACCAGTACAAGCCCTTATTTGTCTGCGCCCACGGACTTTTTGTCGGTGTATTCACTAGCCGTTATTGACCCTTCGGGTAACTACACTTTTTTATTGAACAAAGACGTCAACTTTATTCGAGAAGCCTACCCTACCGCAACCAGCACGGGAGAACCCGCGTACTACGCTTTGTTTGGCCCCACAATTTCTGGCGGCAGCGTCACTAACAACCTGTCTTTTTTAATGGGGCCTACCCCTGACCAAAGCTACAGCGTTGAATTACATTATTACTACTACCCCGCGTCGATTATTCAGGCCGAAATTGCAGCGCTGGGTTCCGTAACAGGCGGCTCCAACTATGTTAATGGTACGTATTTTGATGTGCCTTTGACTGGCGGCACAGGTTCCGGGGTTACGGCCACCGTAACCGTTTCCGGCGGCGCTGTTACTACCGTAACCGTGACCTCGGCTGGATGCCAGTACACCGCTGGGGACGTGCTTTCCGTTGCCGCTACAAGTATTGGGGGCGCAGGTTCAGGTTTTTCCGTGCCTGTTGCTTCCATCACCAACGCAAGCGGCACTTCTTGGCTTGGCCAAAACTTTGATACTGTGTTGCTTTACGGCTGCTTGGTTGAAGCATACACCTTCATGAAAGGTGAAGTGGACGTTATCAAGATGTATGACGACAAGTACAAAGAAGCGTTGCAGTTGGCCAAACGTTTGGGCGATGGTTTGGAAAGAACCGATGCGTACCGCGTGCCCCAGTACAGACAGGCGGTGACTTGATATGGCGTTCAATGGGAACTGGGCGTGCGACGCCTTCAAAACAGGTTTGATGAACGGGGTGTACAACTTCACCTCGGGCACGTACTACATTGCGTTGTACACCAACGCGGCAACGCTGAACCAAACGACAACTGCGTACACAAACGTGGGCGAAACCACAGGCGGTAGCTACGCAGCAGGTGGCCAACTGTTGACCATTACGCAAACCCCAACAACGGGAACCAGCGGCGACACGGCGTACATTTCATTTGCAAACGCATCTTGGACTGGCCCAATTACTGCTCGCGGGGCTTTGATCTATTTGAACAACGGCACAACCAACCCGGCTGTTTGCGTTTTGGACTTCGGCAGCAACAAGGTATCCAACGCTACATTCACCGTACAATTTCCTGCAGTGACAAACACATCAGCGATCATCCGCATCGCTTAAGGAGCTAACATGGCAAACGAAATTTCAAACTTTGGTGACCACGCTGTTGCCACAATGCAAGCCAAAGCCACCATCCCCGAGGGCATGGGCGTTGAAGGCTGGTATCACGTTGAGTGCCGCGATAAAGACGGTAAGCTAAAGTGGGTTGACGAGTTCCCCAATTTGGTTGTGGCCGTGGGCAAACAACTGATGCTTGACACCTTTCTCAAAGGCAGTTCGTACAGCGTTACAGGCCCTTATCTTGGTTTGATCGGCAACACATTTACAGCAGCTGCGTCTGACACTATGGCATCGCACACATGGACGGAGTTCACCGCTTACACCGTGGTCGGCTCTGCAGTGCGCGGCACAGCTTCATTTGGATCTGCCACATCAACAGGTTCAACACCATCCAACGTGACATCATCAACTGCTTCCGCCATCACATACACCATCACTGGTTCTGGCGGCACGGTTTACGGTTGTTTCTTGGTGTTGGGTACTGGCGCCGTCAATACGCAAGGTTCTACTGCAGGTACTCTGTACTCGGAAGGACTGTTTGGAACGGCCAAGGCAACAACTGCAGGTGACACCGTCAGCGTTACGTACAGCACAACAGCCACTTCTTAAGGGGTGGTAGATGTTTGGCATAGCCGCATTTGCTAGAACTCCGTTTGCAACGCTTGGCAATAATGTCTATGCGTTTTCTATTACGGAAAACTTCGGTTCGGCAGATTTAAGTACGCAGGTTTTTGCGTTTCTTGAGACAATCACGGAAGTTTTCACTTCAGCCGATACAAATGCAGAGTATGCTGTTTTGTATGAAGGCATTGTTGAAGGTTACAATTCTGCAGACTCCCCAACCATCAATGCGCAATTTAGTGTAAGTGATACAGAAGGATTTACTTCTGCTGAGTCGGATGTAATTTCTGCTCAATTTGCAGCGTCTGTAACGGAAGCGTTTACATCAGCTGACGTAGAAGCAATTGCCAACGCACTGTTTTTTTCAATTGTTGAAAACTATTCTCCTGCTGCCGCCTACGTTGCTTCTGCTGCATTTCTGGAATCTTTGGTAGAAAACGTTACAGGCAATGATGTGAACAGCATTGTTGCGCATTTTGCCGAATCTATCTTTGAGAGCTTTGTTGCTGCAGAGCTTTATAGTTTGTATGGCTGGGCTGCAATTGTGGACTCTCAGGTTGCAAACTGGAATAATGTGGATGATACGCAAACCGTTTCATGGAGTGCGGTGGACACAGGAACTTCTGCTGGATGGACTGATGTCAATGACATCCAATAAGGAAAGAACATGGCACTTGTTTTAGCAGATCGCGTACAACAGACAGGCACAGCCAATACGACTGTCAGTTTTACCTTGTCAGGTTCTGTGACGGGGTTTCAATCTTTCACAGTCATTGGAAATGGAAATACAACGTATTACACTGCAACAGACAGTTCTGGAAACTGGGAAGTTGGTATTGGTACGTATTCAATTTCAGGGCCAACACTGACACGCACAACCATTTTGTCGTCAAGCAACTCTGGCAGTGCTGTGACATTTTCGGGTGCACTCAATGTGTGGTGTGACTATCCTGCAGAGCAGGTTGGTTTTGAACAAACAAACTCTTACGCTTATGCGTGGATCAATGGATAAAGGCTGCTCATGTTTATTTTAGACACAACATCAAAATCAATTACAGCGGTCATGTCCGGCGCTGCCGCCACCACAAATCCAAACTTCACTGCAGCTTACGCCGACAACAACGGTTCAACATTTGTTGAGGGTGCAAACGACGGCGTTTTAAACGGCATCACTGCGGTAACTTTGGTTGCATCACCATCGTCTTCAACTCGACGCATTGTTAAAACAATCACCATCGAGAACACCGACACAGCGGCGGTAACGGTCACAGTGGGATACGTAAACTCTGCCAGCACAAGAACAATTGTCAAAGTCACTTTGCAGGTTGGGGATACTTGGACAACCGATGGAAGCTACGATACCAACGGCAACTTAAAACAGATCATTGGTACTGTCAACTTGGCAACTCAAGTTACAGGCATCTTGGGTGTCGCAAACGGCGGTACAGGTTTGTCAAGCTTGACGGCCAACTATATTCCGTATGGCAACGGCACCAGCGCGTACCAATCAAGCTCAACGTTTACATTCAACGGGACAACATTCGTTGCTCCTGCGGCGTCTTTGAGCATCTCTGCGCTGACATCGTCAAACACCAGCAACTTCCAAATTGGTGGCACGCTAAGTTTCAGCGACACGGGCATTGTGTCAAATGGCGTTGGTACGACCAACGGTTATTTGCAAGCCGTCTTGCAAAACAAGTCAAACGGCACTGCTGCTTCGACTGAGTTCATTGCTTACAACGACTCAGGAACGGCCACAACCAACTTTGCCACCGTGGGTATCAACTCATCGGGTTACACTGGCACAGGCTCAATCAATGCCGCTGGGTATGCGTTCTTTTTGTCTGGCAGCACCGACTTGGTGTTGGGCACAATCGGCTCAAACGCAATTCACCTTGTGATTGGCAGCTCTGCGACTGATGCGATGACCATCAACACGACAGGCATCACATCAATCCCAAGCACAACATACGCGCCAAACATCAACTTAACTGACGCTGCAACAATTGCTTGGGACACCTCAAAAGGTCAAGTGGCAACATTCACGTTTGTTTCAACCAACCGCACCATGGGTGCACCAACAAACTTGTCCAACGGTGCGTTCTATGCCCTTGCGGTGATCCAGAATGGCGGATCAAATACGCTATCATGGAACTCAGTGTTTAAGTGGGCAAACGGCACAGCGCCAACTCTGTCAACTGCCGCTGGAGCAAAAGATTACTTTGTGTTCAGAAGTGATGGCACAAACTTGTACCAACAAGGAATTTCACAGGCGGTGGCGTAATGACGTTTCCAGTTTTATCTGCAAGCAACCCAAGTGGCTACACACTTAACCGCAGCTTGCGGTTTCGTTCGTCTGCATCTGCCTATTTAAATAGAACATTTACTACGCCAACAAACGAAAAAATTTGGACATGGAGTGCGTGGGTTAAACGTGGTTCTCTTGGAATAATTAGTTCATTGTTTAATGCCAGTACAGGCGCATCACCTGCTTATGACGGGTTCAGATTCAACTCATCAGACCAATTGCAGTTTTTTACTGGTGGCGCTGTAACAGTAAACCTTGTTACAAATGCTGTTTATCGTGACCCTTCATCTTGGTATCACATTGTTTTGTCGTACAACGCCACAACAACAACGGTGACGATTTATGTAAATGGCGTAGCTCAGACAACGACTGGCACAACCGTTTCTAATACAACGTATTCATTTAACCATGCAAGCACGTTGCACTCAATCGGAGCGCAAGTTATAAACGGAGCATATACGGCTGGAACATATTTTGACGGCTACCTCACTGAAGTCAACTTCATTGACGGTCAAGCCCTAACACCATCATCGTTTGGCGCATACAACACTACAACAGGTGTGTGGCAACCTATCAAGTACAGCGGTACTTATGGGACTAACGGTTACTATCTGAACTTCAACAACAATGCGTCCACCACAACGCTTGGCTACGATACGTCTGGCAACAGCAACAACTGGACAACCAACAACATCTCTCTGACTACTGGTGTTACCTACGACAGCATGATTGATGTGCCAACGCCTTACGCTGATGGCGGGAATGGTCGTGGGAATTACCCAGTAATAAATTTTCTCAACGCGTACTCAAATACATTCTTGAGTAACGGAAATTTGCGGTATCAAAACACGAACGCATATTGGGCTAATGCTCGCGCAACAATGCAGCCAGCAGTTGGCAGTAAGTTCTATGTTGAATTTACATCGACTCAACCGTGGACATCAAACAACGTATCGTTTCTTGGATTGTGTACGCCATCTATGGCGTTGACAGCTTCGGCTGGCGATATAGCAACCATTTACACAACAACGACATCTGGTGAAGTCCTTGCACTCGCCATAGACCGTGTAAATAATCAAGTCAGCACTTATCGCAACAACGCGCTGGTTGGAACAACGTCTATTTCTGCCACAAACGATATTGATATTGTGGTTGGTTCTTATGCAGCAAGTGGTGAAATAAACTTTGGTCAACGCCCGTTCAGCTACACCCCACCCACAGGCTTTGTGGCTCTGAACACATACAACTTGCCAACGCCAACCATTGTGAATGGTGCGTCTTACATGGCTGCTACGACCTATACGGGTACGGGTGCTGCACAAAACATTTTGAACAGCAACAACACTACAACTGGTGTGTCGTTCAAGCCTGACTTTGTTTGGGTCAAATCTCGCAGCAGCTCTTCTTACTCTCACAGATTGTTTGATGTTTTAAGAGGCACAAACGTAGATTTGCAATCAAACACAACCAATGGAGATACGTCAGAAGCAAATAGCTTGACTGCTTTTAATAGCAACGGCTATTCAGTTGGCGTTGACAGTGTTGGTGGCGGCGTCAACACAAACGCCGTTACATACATTGGTTGGCAATGGCAAGCAGGCGCTGGTTCATCATCATCCAACACCAACGGCACTATCACATCAACTGTGAGTGTGAATGCTACGGCTGGATTTAGCATCGTCACCTACACAGGCACAGGTGCAAATGCTACCGTGGGTCATGGGCTTGGTGTTGCTCCTTCTTTTATCATCACAAAAGTTCGTTCTGCTTCTGGTGCTGATTGGGGTGTTTACCATTCTGCGATTGGCGCAACACAATATCTTTTGCTTGACACAACTGCTGCCGCTGCATCTTCAGCGAATTTTTGGAACAACACCGCACCAACAAGCAGTGTTTTCAGCGTTGGAGTTGGCGGCTCAACAAACAACAGCGGAAACACAATGATTGCTTACTGCTGGTCTGCAGTAGCTGGTTTCAGCAAGTTTGGGTCATACACGGGTAACGGGTCTACTGATGGTCCTTTTGTGTATTGTGGATTTAGACCACGGTTTATTTTATTAAAGCGTTCTTCAAGTTCAGAAAATTGGCAAATTTATGATACATCAAGAGATACATATAACGTAGCAGGATTGCAATTGCTTCCAAACACAAACGGAGCAGAAGCAGATGGAAGACCGATTCTTGATATATTGTCAAATGGTTTTAAATTAAAAAATGTATCTGGTGGTGGAAATGCGTCAGGTGAAACTTACATCTACGCAACCTTTGCCGAATCACCTTTTAAAGTCTCTCTTGCCCGCTGACCTATGCCAAAGTCAATCAACATTACAGGCCACAAATACAACCTGCTTACGGTTGTAAGCCGCACAGAACAGAAAACCAAAAACGGTCAATGGCGCTGGCTGTGTAAATGTGACTGCGGTAACGAAACAGTGTTAAACACTGGGAACATTCGTTATGGCAGAACAAAATCTTGGGGATGTTTGCAAAAACGTAAAGGCGAACAATCTCCTGCGTACAAACATGGTCGTAGCCAAACAAAAGAATACGACCTTGAATGGCACATGAAAAATAACTACGGCCTTGATTTTGACGAATACAACAAATTGTTGGAAAAACAAAATGGTGCGTGTGCAATATGTGGTTCATTGCCCCCCAACACTCACAAAAAGCGATTAAGCATTGACCATTGCCATACAACTGGTAGAGTCAGAGGATTGCTTTGTGATTCATGCAACACAGCGTTAGGATTGTTAAAAGACAGTCCTGACTTAATGCTTAAAGCAATTTCATATCTAGCGAGGTAACTCATGTTTTTACTAAACGGTCAACCACTCAGCCCCGACAATGCTTTTGAGCATAACGGTGTGCAATATCCAGCCAACTGGTTACGTCTTTCAACGCTTGCGGAGAAAGAAGCCATTGGCATCACGGAGGTTGCGGATCAGCCACGCCCTGATGATCGCTACTACTGGGTGACACCCAATAACGATGGCACGTTCAATGCAACGCCCAAAGACTTGACTCAGCTCAAAGACAGCGCCACAGCACAGATCAATGCCACGGCTCATTCTTTGCTGTCTCCAAGCGATTACATGGCCATTAAAGCCGCTGAAACTGGCACGGCATTAGACTCAGGTTGGAAGACTTGGCGTGCTCAAATTCGCACCGAAGCTCAAACAGCGCGTACAGCTATTGCGGCAGCTACAGACATTGAAAGTTTGATTGCAGCTTCGAATGTGACATGGACACTTGATCCAGTCGCCGCTGCCAAACAATAAAAAAAGGAACACACTATGTCTACATTTTCATCAAGCCTTGAACTCACGTTAATCGGCACAGGTCAACAAGCCGGCGCGTGGGGCAATACGACCAACACCAACTTGCAAATCATTGAGCAAGCTATCGCCGGCGTTGTCACCATCACCATGTCCAGCGCTAACTACACGCTGACAAACACCCAAGGCGCGGTGTCTCCATCTAACAACATGGTGCTTGTGGTCAAAGGAACGAATTCCGGCGTGTTCCAAGTAGTTACACCGCTAGTTACAAAATACTACGTGGTATCTAACCAAACTACCGGCGGTTATGCCATCACCATTGGCGCATCTACTGGCACTACAGTAACCATTCCCAACGGCACAACGACCTCCGTCTACTGCGATGGCACAAATTTTTACGCAGGCAGCACTGGTGTGGCGGGTAATTTCTCCGTGGGCGGCAATGAAACCGTAGCAGGCACTCTGGGCGTCACAGGCAACACCTCTTTAAGCGGAACACTTGCCGTTGCTGGAGCCACTACGTTGTCGGGCACGACCTCTTTGGCTGGCACGGCCACAGCGCTTACGGTGACGCCCTCTACGGACAGCTCAACAAAAATTGCCACAACCGCTTTTGTTCAAGGAGCCCTTGCTTCTGCCGCAATCACCGGCACGATCAACATGTGGCCGACTTCTTCGGCTCCTAGTGGATATTTGCTCTGTAACGGCTCAGCTATTTCTCGTACAACCTATGCAGCTTTGTTTGCAATTGTTGGAACAACTTTCGGTTCGGGCGATGGGTTAACCACGTTCAACTTGCCAAACTATGCAGACCGTATGCCAATTGGTGTTGGGTCTACTGCTGCGTCTGTTGGCGCTACCGGTGGTTCGGCAACAACAACGATTGTGGCAAACAACCTCCCTGCTCACACCCACCCTGTGACAGACCCGGGCCACAACCACACATACGCACATGCTTACAATGCGGCTCCTCAATCGGGCAGCTCGACACCTTGTTTTACAAGCACATATACAGACAACACAAGCACCGCGACAACCGGCATCACGGTTGGCAACAACTCCACCACAAATAGTGCGATGAATACAATTTCTCCATATTTGGGCATTTACTTCATCATCAAAACCTAAGATGTGGACCCAATCACCCTTCTCTTTGGTGCAGTCACTCTGGTCAAACAGATCAAGGCTGGGTGCGACCAACTGCACGAAGGCCGCATGGCCATTGAAGAGTTTAAAAAAGGTGTGGAGCGCACTGTTGGCGACGTTAAAGCTGTTGCCAAGGAACTCACAGGATTTTGGGGGTGGGTTAAAGGGATATTGGGAATCAAAAGTGCGAGTGCGCCAGTCGTCCAGCTTGCCGCCGCAGCTTCTGTGCCCGTTAAAAAGACTCGTGCATCCCAAGACCCCGAAGAACTGCAGACCCAACTCATTGTTGACATTGGCCAGAAGATGGGGGAGTTCTTTGACATCCACCAAAAGCTCAAGAACTACTACGCGGACTTGGAAGAAACATCAGTTACAGTCTACGATCCAGACCAAAACGTCGCTAAAAAAGCAATGGAGCGCTCACTTGTTGAGCTGCAACTGGAGAACTTGAGCGTCGAGATCCGAGAGGCAATGGTGTATGCGCCCCCTGAGTTGAAGGACATATACACAAGGTTTCTCAAGATGTATGAACGCATCATTGACGAACAGGAATTTGCTCGGCGCGAGCACATCCGCAAAAGGAATGAAGCAAGGTGGCTACGCGAGGCAATCCGTCAACGTCGATCAATGCGTCTGGCGCTAGGGGTAACTCTGGTGGGGCTGGCGGCGTGGATGTGGGGCTTGATGCTTACAGTGCGTCTAGCGACTCGGGGTTTCACGCCATTTTAATTTTGCTGGTGCTCTTGTTTGCGTTATTGATTCCGGCGGCGGGGTACGTTTGGTATAGGGCGTATGTGGCTGAAATGGCAATGGAGCACACCCTGCGCAAGCTGCAACAGGCCCAGCGGGAAATTGAACAAGCTAAAAAGGACAAAGAATGAAATACGCGATTTTGCTGGCTTTGTTACTGGTTGGCTGCGAAGACCGCTACCGTTACACTTGCCAAGATCCCACGCACTTTGCTGACAAGCAGTGCCAAAAACCCATGTGTGAATTCACACAAACTTGCCCCGAGTATCTGGTGGCCCCTGTTTTGGAGAAGAAAAGTGAAGGAAATCCTGCTCAAGCTTCTAGCCAGCAACCAGCCGCGTCTCAGTGCCGATGAGATTGAAGTCCGGGTTCGGGCTTTTGTGATCGTGATGGTCACACTCATTTTGGTGTTCATCGTTTTTGCACTGCTGTATTCGGTGACTTTTGTGACCCAGCCTATCAAAGCGATGGCTCCAATTGACCAAGCCTATACCAAGATGCTCAACGACATTGTGCTGTTGATTGTTGGCGGCGTGGGCGGCATCTTGACCAAAGGCGCAGTGACTGAGGCTTCTAATATGATGGCTGCGGCCAAAAATAATGCGCCGGCCTACGTTGCACCGCCTGTGCAAGAAGTTCAAATGACTGCGTGGACGCCGGGCACGACACCCGTCAATCCCCCGCACTATTTAGAACCCGATGAAGACCGCCAAGCGATTGCCGCTGCACGCCAAACTACGAAGGAATGACCATGCCTAATCCTTGGCTAATTCTAGGGTTGCTGTTGGCTTTGGCTGGCGTATTTGAGTACGGCCATCATGAAGGCTACAAAGAAAGAGAGAACGAAGACGCTGTGGTCATTGGCCATAAGAACCAAGAAATGCAAGACGCAAAGGAGCAAGCAGATGCAGAACTCAAGAAAACACAAGACAAACTCACCACTGCTCAGAAACAGTTTCGTGACGCTGTTCATTCTGGGAATCAGCGGTTGTTCGTCCGTGTCGCCACCCCAACTGAGTGTTCCGCCTCTACCGGCGGAGATTCAACGACAACAGCCCAGCTTGACCCAGCGTTTGCGGACTCTCTTGTCTCCATCACCGACGACGGCGACAGCGCCATCGTCCAACTCAACGCCTGCATCGACCGATACGAAACCATGAGAAAGCTCGTAAATGGTAAACGCTGAACAACTCCAACGGCTGGGCATCGGCATTGAATGGGTGCCAGCGCTCAACGATACTTTTGCTAAATTCGATATTGCCACGGTAGATCAGCAAGCCGCGTTCATTGGACAATGCAGCCATGAGTGCAACCATTTCAAGACGCTTGAAGAGAATCTGAACTACAAAGCCGAGACGCTGCGCAAACTGTGGCCGCAGCGCTTCCCCACAGACGACATTGCCAACGCATACGCACACAAACCGGAGAAAATTGCCAATAAGGTGTACTCTGGGCGTTGCGGCAACGGGGACGAAGCTTCTGGCGCGGGATGGCTGTACCACGGGCGCGGCTGTATCCAGTTGACTTTTCATGACAACTACTGGCACTTTGGTCAAGCGGTGGGGGTTGATGTGGTTACGCATCCAGAGCTGCTTGTTACGCCCAAATATGCGGCCATGAGTGCGGGATGGTTCTGGGCAACACACCATTTGAATGCCGCCGCCGCAGCCGAGAATTGGATGCTTGTCACCAAGATCATCAATGGCGGAACTTTCGGCTTGGAAGAACGCATCGCTTTGACCGACCGTGCTATTGATGTGCTGTCAACTTAATGGGAAAATGCAGCCATGCCATTAAACAAACTGAAATTTCGCCCCGGCGTAAACCGTGAAGGCACTACTCTAGCCAACGAAGGCGGCTGGTACGCATCGGACAAAATTCGTTTTCGTTCTGGCTTTCCTGAAAAAATTGGCGGTTGGACGTTAGATACGGGTACGGTTGCGATTGGGTCTTTAGCACCTCCCGCCGGCGCTTTTTGGGGTATTGCGCGGTCTTTGTTTAACTGGATTACGACAACAGGCTATAACTTGTTGGGGGTAGGCACAAACCTTAAGTACTATATTCAAAGCTCTGCTGGCGGGTATTTCAATGACATTACGCCAATTCGCATCACTTTTTCTACCGCTAACTCCAACGCGCTATCAAACCCTTTTACAACAACCGCCACGTCTTCAACAGTTAACGTCTACGCTCCCGCGCACGGTGCTCAAACAGGGGACTTTGTTACGTTTTCAAACGTATCTGCGGGTTCTGGCAATGTTACGACTACCATTTTGAATAGCGAGTTTCAAGTTACATACGTAGACTCTAATAACTTGTCCATCACAGTTTCGGTCGTAGCCAACACCAGCACGTCTAGTTTTGGGGGTACTGGGATTACGGCTGCGTTCCAAATCACAACAGGTAATTCGGTATTTACCTACGGCACGGGTTGGGGCGCAGGTCCTTGGGGCGGTGTTACAACTGGCGTGGCAACGACCACTTTAAACGGCGCATTGACCGACTCGGCTACTAGCGTTGTCTTGACATCGGCCACGGGCTTTCCAACTGCTGGCACCGTGCTCATAGATAACGAACTCATCACATATAGCGGAGTAAGCACTAACACGCTTACAGGATGCGCTCGCGGAACAAACGGCACAATCGCTGTCTCGCACCTTAGCGGCGCTACCGTGCAAAATGCGGCATCTTTTGAAGGCTGGGGCACATCCGCGCCGTCTACGATCGGTTTGCAGTTGCGCACATGGACGCAGTACAACTTTGGCGATTACCTGATGTTCAACCCCCGTGGTGGTGCGCTCTACATTTGGACAACGGACGCCAATGCTAACGTGATTGATCGAGGCCAGCTACTAGGTCCTAGTGCGGTTATTACCACTACAGCAGGCAATGTGACTGTGGATACGTCCTGCCCAACTGTGGCAAACGGCGTGTTGGTGTCTGATGCGTCTCGTTTTGTGATCGCCTATGGTGTTAACGATTACGGATCCACTGTGCAAAACAATATGTTGATTCGTTGGTCAGACCAAGAATCATTTTCTGTGTGGGCACCTCAAGTCACAAACCAAGCCGGCAGCTACACACTGTCTCTTGGGTCAACGATTGTGACGGTGATTCAGTCCCGCCAAGAGATTTTGGTGTTGACTGACACGGCGATGTACTCCATGCAGTATTTAGGCCCCCCCTACGTTTGGGGTTTCCAGTTGCTGGCAGATACGATTTCTATTGTTGGCCCCAACGCAGTAGCCACAGTCAACAACGCCACCTATTGGATGGGCGTGGACAAGTTTTATATGTACAACGGCACAATGTCTGTGCTGCCCTGCACGCTGCGTGACTACGTTTACAACAACATTAACTTGCAGCAAGGGTATGAAATCTTTGCAGGTGTCAACAACGGGTTTAATGAAGTATGGTGGTTCTACCCATCCATCACGGGACCAAACGGCACGGGCACCGTGTCAAACCCAAACAGTACCATTGACCGCTACGTTATTTTCAACTATTTAGATACCACTTGGTACTACGGCAATTTGCAACGCACTGCTTGGGACAACAACTCCCTACGTAATTTCCCTATTGCAACAGGCTACAACGGCCAACTGATCTACCACGAAAGTGGTGTGGATGATGGGACAACTTCCCCCGCATCGCCCATTACTTGTTACGTCCAGTCATCAGACTTTGACATTGGCGAAGGCAACAACTTTGGTTTTGCATGGCGCTTGGTTCCTGATGTCAACTTTGACGGTTCGGCAGTAAATGATCCAGTCATGACCTTCACGCTATTGCCTCGCCAAAACCCCGGTGCGGCCTATGGTTCAGATAATGTGGATGCAGTGGTAAGTGCAAATAACTACTACCAAACACCGCAGTACCTTATCCAACAATACACACAACAGGTGTATATCCGCGCTAGAGGCCGTCAAATGGCGCTTGTTGTTGGTTCCACAGGCTTGGGCGTCCAGTGGCAGCTTGGCATCCCTCGTCTTGACATTCGCCCCGATGGACGGAGATAAACATGGCTTCAAAAAATTCCCTTGCCCCCCGCTTGCTAGACCCTCCTGCGGAGTACAGCCAAGAATACATGCGCAAACTTTTGAGCGTGCTGCGTTTGTACTTCAACCAACTGGATAACCCCTCGCCGGAAGTTGCTTCTGCGCAGGATGTGGGCACAACAAAAGTGGTCTCTGCGTTGAGTTTTTCTGCACCAAGCCCAAGTAATCGGGCACAATACGTTGCCAGCACAGCCACCCAAGCTGACTTGTCAAACCTGCGCAGTGGAGACATTTATGTTGACACGAGTGCGTCCAATGTTTTGAAGATGAAATCATGACCTTACACACTGTCGCAAAACACCTTCAAGAGCACGGTCGTGGCCCTGACGATCAGCTTGTCCACATGTCTACCAAAGAGCTGGCCGGCTTGCAAGCGCTTGCCCAGCAGCACGGTGGGTCATTGACACAGAATCCCCACACAGGTCTGCCCGAGGCAGGCTTCTTGGATAGCATTTTGCCCACCGTTCTGGGTGCTGCTGCCACGTTTGCTTTCCCCGAAATTACGCCAATGATGGCAGGTTTGGGTATTGGCGGCATCCAAGCGCTGCGCACGGGCGATTTAGGCAAAGGTTTAATGGCAGGTCTTGGCGCGTATGGTGGTGCAGGTATTACGAGCGGCTTAGAAAATTTGGGCGGAGCTGCCGGCGCTATGGGTGGGCAAGACTTAAGCACTATGTCCGCCGCTGACAAATTGAAAGCAGGCGCTTCTGCTTTTGCGGATAACCCCACCGCCGGGGCCTTGGGCGGGTGGAAAACCATTGGCGCTGCCGCAGCGCCAGCACTGCTTGATTCGTTAGGCACACAAAACCAACTTTCATCGCAAGGCAATACCGGCACTATTCGCCCCTACACCTACGCGGCCAACCCCGTGTACAACTCGTCGTCAAACCCTAACCCGACACAAGCTGGCGCACGCCCTTTGATTGGCGCGAACTACCAGCCCGGACAAGACACGAGCGAACGCACGTACTTCAACCCGCAATACACCGCGCAGACGCCATACACCTACACCGCTGCGCAAGGCGGTCAAGTACCCGGCTACGCTATGGGCGGCACGCCAACTTCAATGGCTGTTGCACAGAATTCCACCGGCGCAAACATGAACTACCCCCAAGCGCACAATCAAGCAATGGGTTTTGCCGATGCGTGGCAGACTCCGGTAGCCCAAGGCCCAATGGGTTTAGCGTCTGGTGGGTTGGCGAATCTTGGATCGTACTCCGACGGCGGTCAAATGCTCAAAGGCCCCGGTGACGGCATGAGTGATAGCATCCCCGCGCAAATTGGACAACATCAACCAGCACGTTTGGCCGAGGGTGAGTTTGTGGTTCCTGCGGACGTGGTGTCGCACCTTGGCAACGGTTCAACCGATGCGGGTTCAAAGCAGCTTTACAAAATGATGGATCGTGTGCGCACAGCACGCACTGGCCACAGCAAACAGGGCAAAGAAATTAACCCAGAAAAATACATGCCAGCATGAACATTCAGTACGTCCCTGTTGAAATGGTGGCGCAAGTGCTGCCGCAAGTTCGGGCATTCATTGCTCGGGGACTGTCACACACTGATAGCTGCACCGTGGAGCACGCCGAAGCTTTTCTGAGCACAGGCGCTTTTGTTTTGCTTGTGGCAATGGAAGACGAAAAAATTTGTGGAGCCTACATTCTGGGATTTAGCAACGGACCCGGCGCACGCACAGCGTGTATTGTGTCTGCGGCAGGCACAGGTTTGGCTAGCCAAGAGGCTTTTGACCAAGTGAAAAATATTGCACGCAACATGGGTGCAACCCAAATTCAAGTGCTAGCGCGTGAAGCTGCGGCACGTTTGTACAGACGAGTTGGGCTTGAAGAAAAAGCCGTTTTGATGGAGATTAAATTATGAGCGGAATCTTTGGTGGCGGTCAACAACAACAAGCCAGCCCAACCCAAACTCAAACCAGTTACAACGGCATCAGCGCTTACGCTGCGCCCTATGTGCAAAACATGCTTGGCCAAGCACAAGCGGTTACGTCTCAACCTTACCAAGCCTACGGCGGTCAACGCACAGCAGATTTCACAGGGTTACAGAACCAAGCGTTTAACTCGGCTTCGGATTTGCAAACCCCCGGCGGCTATCAAACAGGTTCTAATTTGGCTGCAATGGGCGGCATTGGTAATTTGCAAACCACAGGCATGGCCGGAATGTACGGCAACATGGGTGCACAAGCGGGTATGAGCTACGGCCAAAACGCCACCAACCCCAACGCTGTTGCCGCGTTCATGAATCCTTACTTGCAAAATTCTTTGCAGCCGCAGTTGCAACTGCTCAATCAGCAGTACGGCCAACAACAAGCCATGAACCAAGGACAAGCCACACAGCAAGGCGCTTTTGGTGGCGGACGGCAAGCGGTGATGCAAGGTTTGAACCAACAAAACCAAGACTTGGCTACCAACCAGCTTGTCAGCAACGCTTACAACACCGCTTACAACACCGCTCAAACCAACATGCAAAATGCGGCGAATTTGGGCATTCAAGGTGCGCAAGCAGGCTTGGCGGGTATTGGTGCGCAACAAGCAGGCTACAACAACGCGGCCAATGCCGGCGCTACCTCGGCCAACATCGCTGGCCAGAACTTGGGCGCTCAACAAAACATCATCAACCAGCAAGCGGCGATGGGTGGGCAGCAACAGCAGCAGCAACAAAACGTGCTCAACCAGCAGTACCAAGACTTTCAAAACCAACTGCAGTACCCATACCAGCAGTTGAGCTACATGCAAAATATGTTGAGTGGGCTACCTATGAGTTCCACAACGCAGAACGTCTACAGCAACCCAAGCTTGTTGTCCCAAGTGGCAGGGCTGGGCACCACCGCATATGCACTGAACAAGATGAAAAAGGGCGGCAAAGTTAAAGACAGGCGTCCCGGCGGTTTGGGCGCTTTGGCTTTGTCGAAAATGTAAGGATACCCATGACAATCGCTCCACAAAATATCATTGCCGATTTGCGCGGCATGTCCGACCAGCAACTGGCGCAGTACGCGCAGATGCACCAGAACGACCCTTATGTGTTCCCCTTGGCGTTTCAAGAGAGCCAAACACGCCAGCAAATGCGCAGCCAATCGCAAGCAGCGATGGCCGGACAAAAGCCGCCTACCGTGGTGCAACAAGACGTTGGCCAAATGGCGCAAAGCGCTATGCCGCAGATGCCTTACGCCCCAATGGGCGCTCCCGCAGGGATGCCGCAACAAGCGCAACCTCAACAGCCTCAAACCAAACTGCCCGAAGAACAGGGCATTGGCGCGTTGTCGGCCAAAAACTTGGAAGGCATGAAGGGTGGCGGGATTGTGGAGCATTTTGACGAAGGTGGTCTCAGCCGTGATATGGCCGAAATGGTCTTGGCCAAAGCCAAAAAATACGGCATTGACCCCAACATCGCTATGCGGATGGTGCGTCAAGAATCGCAATTTAACCCTAAAGCCGAATCCAAAGCAGGAGCCGCTGGTTTGACGCAACTCATGCCTGATACGGCCAAAGAAATGGGGATGAGTCCCGAAGACCGTTATGATCCCGAAAAGAGTCTGGAAGGCGGCTTCAAATATCTCAACAAACTGCGCAGCCAGTACGGCGGCGACTACGAAAAAGCTTTGGCCGCATACAACTGGGGTCAAGGCCATGTCAACAAACACTTGGCCAAAAACGACGGCACGCTGAACCGCACAAGTTTGCCCAAAGAAACCGCGCAGTATTTGAACAAAATCATGCCCGGCAGCACCGCTCAAGCTGCGGAAGTTCCAAGCACGCCTACGGCACAAACAGCTCCTAGCACAACTGGATTCAAAAAAGACAACGATGTGCCCACCGCGCTTACGCCTGAACAAGTTGAGTCGCTTAAAAAGCTACCCGCTACTACGCCTGTAAAAAATTATGGCATGTGGGACTCAATTAAAAATTACTACCAAAGTCCTTCTTCATTGGAAGGCGTTGCAAGCAACGTCGAAAATACGGCCAACGCTTTGGGTGGTTGGGCTAGCCCTGTTTCCACGGTAGGTAAAGGTGTGGGTATTGCTTCTAAAGCTTTAGCGCCTACCGAAGAAGCGATTGCGGAAGCGGCGCGTCTCAAACAGATTGCGGACACACAACGCCTTACCGGCCCCGCAAAAGCAGGGCTTGAGGCCTTGGCCCCAGAAGCCGCTGCAACACGTCAAGCGGCGGAACAAGCCAAACAACTGCGCTATTTACAAGCAGACAAAGACGCTGCCCAAGCCGCAGAGCAAGGTGTTAACGCTGGCAAACTGACTTCTGAAACTGCACAGGGCGTTGAAGAAGGTCTTGCGCAAGCTCCTAGAGATATTATGAGCCGTCAAGCGCAAGTGGCCAATGCTGCCAAAGGGTTTGATTTGGTCAACGCAGAAGCTAATGCGCCCGGTATCGGTTCTTTGTTGGGCGGGACAAATGCGCAACCCACAGCCAACATGGGAACAACAAGCGGTTTTTACGATGCCGGCCAAGGCGCGACGCAACCGACAGGTACAACCAGCGCACCAGCCCAACAAGCCGTGCCTACTACTGGCATGGACAAAAACGAAATGCTACTCATGCTGGGTTTGGGTTTGATGGGCGGTCAGTCACCCAACGCCTTGACCAATTTGGGGCAAGCAGGCATCGGCGCTTTGAAGTATGGCCAAGAATCGAAAAAAGAAGCGGCAGACACGGCATACAAACAAGCTATTGCCCAGCACTACGGTGTTACTCCAGAAATTCAAAACTTGGAGTATTTCAAAAACAACCCCGAAGCTCTGGCAACTTTGCAAGCGCGAAGCGATGCAGCAGGCAATGCGGCCATGATGAAGTCGATGGTGGACAAGTTTATTTCAGACCCCACTTCGATGGAGTTTTTGAAACAATCTCAACCGCAGTTGTATGCAGCGGTTGCAAACCAAGCAAAAATGGCCACGATGCCCAACTTGCTTGGGGGGTTGCCCGGGGCTGGTGCGAACATTCGCGCACCCCTATAATTTGCCTATCAGCCCCGGAGTTGTTCCGGGGCACCCTAGTTGAGACGCTCTTATGCCCCAGTACCTGCCCCTACCCGATGGTTCATTTTTGCCGGTTAAAGACGGGCAAAATCCAAAAGAGGTGTGGCTCAAGGCAATGGAAGCATATCCCGATGCTTTTGGCGGGGGTGCAGCGCCCGAGGAAGCCAAAGACAAAACAGGGTTTGTTCCTGCTCTTGAATCGGGTATCGCAGGCCTCAAAGGTTCGGCAGCACTTACTGCCGGCAAGCTCGGCTTGATGAACCAAGACGCTGCTCAAAAATATTACGAAGAGCAGGTGCAGCACGGCAAAGACGTTTTTGCGCCAACCACTGAGAGCTGGTCTCAAGCTCCTTTCACAAAATTCAAAGAACTGGCCGGAAGTTCCTTGCCCTACATGGTCGCGCCGCTTATCGGTGCAGCTGCTGCCCCCGAAGCTGCTGCTGTTGGTGCATTGGGTCTTGGTGCGGGTGAAGTTGGTGCAGGACTAGCGTCTCTTGGCCAGTTCACAGGCACTAACTTGGCGCGTCAAGTGGACGAGAACAAGTCTTTGCAGAACGCTTCATTGGGTTCCGCCGCTGCCGCTGCCTTGCCGCAAGCTGCTTTGGATGTGTTTTCTTTGCATATGCTTCCCGGTGTGCGCAGCATTCTAGGAAAAGCCGGCATCGAGTTGACCGAGCAACAAGCCGCTCAAGTTGCCAAACAAGGACTTAGCCAAACGCTGGCTAGCTACGGTGGTGCGACCTTGAAAGCAATGGGTGCAGAAGGTTTGACCGAAGCTGCCCAACAGTTCTTTGAACGCCTGCAAGCAGGTTTGAGCATCAACGACCCCGAAGCACGTCAAGAGTATTACGACAACTTCCTTGGCGGCGCGGTTCTTGGCGGTGCGCTAGCACCTGTCGGCCATGCGTTTGAGCGCAGTGCAGCAAAGATTCAGCAACCCGCACCTGTTCGACAACCAACGCAACAGCCCGGTGTACAAGCACCTGCGGCACAACAACCCGCAGAAGAAGTTCCTGAGCCGACCCTGCGCCAACCTGCGCCAGAAGAAGTGGCCGAAGGCCCTGCTGCGCCAGCCGTGCTGACCAAACAACAAAAAGCCGAAGCCGCACGCCAAAAGAAAGATCAAGAAGAGTACTTGCGCAAGTACGCACAACAGGCCGAAAACCGCCAAGCAGCTATTGCCGAATACCAGCGCGTCAAGGACATGTCGCCGGAGGAGTATGCGCTGGAGCAAATGCAAGGCGTGACGACTGTGCCCAAGAAGGTTCGCCCCGCCGCGCCTCAAGAGGACGAAACAGGCTACTACACGCAGCACCCCGCACCTCCTGCACCCCACGAAACCTACGCCGCGCAACAAATGGCGTTGGCCAAAGACCGCGAAGCCGCGCCGCAAATCAAGGACTACCTTGACTATCTGATGCAAGACCCCAAACAAGCGCAAGCGCTGTTGGAAAACCGCACGCAAATCCCCGGCGTCACGGCAAAACAAAGCGAAGCGTTGCTGGGCGGCATCAAAATGCAGCTCAAAGCGCGTGCCGATGCCGCAGCCAAAGCCGAAGCTGCCCGAGTTAGCACTGCACAAGAACGTGCGCGTAGCATGTTCACGCAAAAGCCCGAAGATTTGCTGGCCGCTGCCAAAGAACAACCCGGTGTGCAAGCGCAAGCGGCAGTCAAACCAGAAGCCGAAGCCTTGCAACGCATTGGCCAGCGTCCAAACCCATACCTGACGGCAAACCGCGACATTGAAAATGACCGCCGCAACGAAGAACTTGCGGACAAACTGACACAAACCTTGCCTTTGGCCAACGGCCAGATCAATCCCGGCGATGTGTATTTGGGTCTTGGCCAAAAGAAACAGAACTACAAAGACTTGCAAGCGCAACTTGCTATTGCGCGTCTGACCGGCAACCGAGCATTGCAAGGCGAGATCAAGCGTCAACTGGATGCAACACGCCCTATCCCAACCGAAGGCGGTCTTGGC